ATCACAAGGTAATTCTGCTTTATGTGATGTAAGTTCTAGAAATACTATTTTATTTTCATAAGCAACAGGTGCACCTAATAGTTTTATGAATTCTAAAGCATATTCTGCAGTTTCTTCATAACTCAATTCAGATGCTAAAGGATTTTTCATAACCTTCCAGATTACGCTTCCTAGATCTTTATATTGTCCGTTAGTCATAGTTATTATTCTTTATAAAGTAAAAATGTATCATACTTATCTTTGTTTTCATCTTTTATTCTAGCTCCTAACATACGTTTGAATAATCTGTTGGAAACAAAAGAATATATATTTTTGTTTGTAAATGAACTAATATACTTTTTAAAATAAATATTAAATACATATTTAGATGTATGATTATTTAAATATCTAACTAATAATTTTTTAGTTCTAGCTTCATTATCTTCTTCCCATAATTTATTTGTAGCAACCCAATCAACAGGTGTTGGATTATATAATTTACCATCAACTATGCGAGGAATTCTTTTACTTTTTTTAATACTAATAGAAGAACCTATATAAGGTAATATATATTCTAAATTTTCTTCTATAATAAGATTTATAATTTCATTATTAAAATCAGATATTATATTTGAATAAACAGAATTATTTATATTTAAATCAGGATTATTTTTAATAAAATATTTATAATAATCTTTCATACCATAATGAGCTTTAATTTTTCCTTCTGTTCTTTTATTTTTATACATCATCTGAATCATTTTGTTTATCTTCAGGAATTTTTAATTGATTTATTAAATCAGATACTATTTCTTTTTTAATAAGATCTACTAAATCATACCTTATAGGATAATTAATAGTATCTAAATTAATACATGGAGAATCATTGCAACCACAACAATTACTATAAGTAATCAAATCTAAAGGATCTTGAAATACACCTGTAATAGTTATACATTCTAATAATTTAATTGTATTTATATCACTTATAACGTATATATATCTATTATTATCTAAAAATGCAAATATTCCTTTAAATGGGGAATTTTTATAAAAAACTGCTTTTTCTTTTGTTATAAAATTAAAAGGAATTCCTAATATAGTAGTTGGTTTAACTGATGTTATAGCTGATTTAGTATGAAGTTCTAATGGTTGTGGAATTGGTTTAACTGTTCTTAAAATTGTATCACATTGTAAATTTAATCCACATTCATTAGCTGGAACTTCTTCAAGTTCTAAACAAAATGTTTGTGTAGCTGATACATCAGTTGTTCTTTGATAATTATTTAATTCTTGACGATAATATTTAGCTCTTTTAATACCATATAAATATAATATATATCTATCTGATATTTCACTATCATCTGTATATTGTCGTAGATTTTCTCTTACGTCATAAATTAATTTATTTGCTGCTGGCATATATGTAAAATTAAAAAGCCCTCAACTACATAATTGAGTGAGGGCTTGTATATTATTTATTTATTTCTAAAAACTTTCTATAATTAGTATTACTCATTTCAAATAATCTTTGAGTATCAATATCTCTCATTATATGTTTTATAGTACCACTATTTGTTGTTATAGTCTTAATATGTTCAATATTATAAGTTCCAGTAATAGGAGAAGTTTGTTTTGTTTCACCATTTAATACCCCTACATGAAAATTTGGATTATCAAAATATTTTAATTCATTATAGACTTTTTCAAGTTGTCTAACATCTTCATCACAATATTCTAACATATCTAATAAAGCTTTTCTATCATTTTTAATAACTACTTTATCCCATAAATCAGGAGTAGTATAAATTTTACCCTCAAAACCTAAAAATTTAGAAATATAATCTAATCTATTAGAATTTAATCTTAATTTAGATTTAGCTAATTTTAATGTATCAAATTGTTTATAATTTGGTAACATTGGTATTCTGTGATATAAAGCTCTAGTTTTTAACCATTTTAAATCAAAATTATCACCATTGTGAGCAACAATCAAATCAGCTTCATTTAATACTTCTACAAACTGTTGAATAAGAAATTTATCATCTTGATTTTTATCCCAAGTTAAATTATAAACTTCTTTTTCACCTTCCCATTTATAAGATACACAAATAACAGCTCGTTCTTTTAATATTTGATTAGTTCCAATATTTTGTTTATATCCTGCTGTCCAAAACCATCCTATATTAGGTGATGTTTCAATATCATATATTAATATTTTAGCTTCTTTATTATTACATATTTTACTAATTTGACATCTTATTTCTTGATTACATTCTCTTAAAGCAATTTTACAATTATTAATTGTAACGTCAAAACCTTTATTTCTTAAATGATTTTTTAATCTTTTAGAACCTTCTTTAAGATATCCTGGGCGATTTTTCAAAAATGCTTTTATTTCTTGTAAATTCATATATTAATTTTTTTAAAATTATAATGCAAAAGTACAAAAAATATTTGAGATTTCCAAATTTTTAAGCACTTTTTTTATAATTTATTTTTTTATATTAAGAAATCTCATATCATATTCAGCATAAATAATTTTATTTATAGGATCATATGCTGTTGAAAATAAATCACCTTTTTTATTTTGGAATCTTAAATTAATTTTATAACCAGTTTTAGTACCATCAGGTGTTGAATATATTCCCCCACCTGCATATATAGCAAAAACTGTTTGTTTTATTTTAGTAGAATCAATTTGAGATTTTATATTATACTCAGGAGCTATTTCAATCAATTCTCCGCGTACTTTAGAATACATTGATATCTTTATATATTTATCTTCAAAATCGTTCTTATATGGTCTTATTTGAGCTTGTTCTATAAACATATTTGTTTTAATAGAATCTGGAGCTTTTTCATAAGTTTTTAAAAGAGTACTATCAACTTCATAATCTGTTGTTATTTCAGTTCCATTATTAAATTTAGTTTTATACTTTTTTTTAGATGATACTGCTTTTGGTTTAATTATTGATTTAAATTTACCTGAAATTTCTTTAGTTTTATATTTTTGATAAGAATTATTTTGTTTAATTGAATTGTTTTCAAAACCTCTTAAAAAAAATATATATATTAAAAGTCCTAATATAATTAAAGGTTGTAATATATTTAATATTTTTTTAAACATAATTATTTTTTTTTAAATATTTTTAACCATTGTTTTTCTGAAATATCTGAATTTTTAGTTAGTAAAAACTTATTAACTTGTGTTAAAATATTTTTATTTTGAATAGCTATATGTATTTTTTCACAAATTTCTTTAGCATTTTTAGTTTCATTCACTATATTTAAATTACTTACAAAAGGTACTTCTTTTGAAGTAACTATTGGTACTAATTGATTTATAAAATCTGCTGATACGATATTATAAGTTTCACTTAAACTAACTTGTAATCCTATATCCATTTTAGATACTAATTTAACAAATTCAGAATGTTTTAACCAGTTATGTTCAATAAGTTTATGATCAGTTCCTTTAAATAAATCTCTAATATTTTTTAATGCATTTTCACCTTTTTGTTCAATTCTTTCAGTATTAATATGTAAATGTAATATTTGATTAGTTTTTTCTGCATATAATATTGCTCCAATAGCTTGAGTTAATGAATTTTTCATTGGTCTAATGGCTCCAAATAATCCAACATTTAATATTTTTTTAAATTCTGAATCATCTTCTTCTTTAATTATATGCTTAGTTATTGGATAATAATTTGGTAAATATATTATATTTTGACGAATAATTGGTTCAAATGATTCTATAAAAGCTTTTGAATTAGCTGTAATAAATACATTATTATATTTTACATATCTTTTTAACCAATCAATTGCGTTACCTTCATTTGCTAAAAATGGAAGTTCAGAATGCAATCTAATTATCCATTTTACTTTAGGGTGAAGTTTTTGCAATATTTCAAATTTTTCAGGTACTACCCAAATTGCTTCAATTATTACATGTTTTGGTTTATATAATGAAACATATTTATCTATTTCATTATTATCTATAACTTCTACTAAATTAGATTTAATATCATTTTTTAAAAGCATTTCATTTACAAAAGATGCACTATTAAATAAACCACTATTTACTGTGGAATAAACATTATCACTATATGATAATCTTTTTTTTAATATAAATAATATATCTGTCATATTTTTAAATTTTATTTAATTGAAAATGCATTCCATCACGTCTAGTCCAAGTTCCTCCCCAATCAAACCCAGCATCTGTAAAACATTTTACAAAACCTTCTGATAGTTGTGGTATTTTATTTAACCCATTCCATGCAGCATTAACATCTACTGCAATTCCCCAAGAATGTAATGATTGACTATTTAATCCTCTTTTATTTCTAACATTGAAACATCCATCCCAAGTTTTTAATTCTTTTACATAATCTCTATTAATAAGATTAGTAAAAGCTTGAGTTAATGGTCCAATCATTAATTTATTACAATAAATTCTTTTTGGTATAACACCTATTTCTAAATTAGTAGGTACATCCCACATTATCATATATTGACCTTCATCTTCTTTAGTATTAGGATCACCCCATTTATCCCAACATTGTTTACTTGTTACCATTATTATTTTTATTTATTTTCATCTTCAATAATATTATTTAAATTTTTTTTGAATTCTTTACCTTTTTTAAATATTTCTTTTAAATGAACCCACATTGATTTATTTCCCAATTTAATTAATGTTTCATCAATAGATTTTAATTCTATCCAAATAAATAATATTGTAATTATTTTAGTTATAAATAAATTTATACTTAATAAACTATTTTCAAATATAAATTTATCTATTAAAAAAGCCATTATAATACTACCCATATAAAAAAAAGTTTTAGGTGCAATATTAAAAAATTTATTAGCTTTAAAAGATGACATTCCTTTTGTCTTAATATTATAATATATCGCTAAAATTGTATCCATAAATACAAATAATGATATTGTAATAATAAATGCTTTAGCTGGTGTTATAATACTTAATGCACTAATAAATAATGCTAATAAATATTCTTTTATTTTTAATAGTTGTTCTAATAAAACTACTTTCATAATTTTTAGATTTTAATTATTTTAATTATTTTATAATTTTCAATTTTTAGAAAATAAACTCCATTAGGCTTATTAAAAATATTAATTTGAGTACCTATTCCAGATTTTATTAATTTATTATTAGAATTATATATTTCATATTTAGTACTAAATGGTAAATAAATAATCCCTGTTGTTGGATTTGGATAAACATTTATTGTAGGTAATGTATTTGTTTGTGTAATACTTAATCCTGTTGGTTTTCTTTGTAAATTCAATAAATAATTTAAACCATTAAAACTATCCCATGTTAAATTTGCTACTCTTACGTTAAATAATGAGTTATTATTTAATTCAGTATCTTCTATTTTTAAAAACACTTGATAAATATCTTCTGGTAAAGAAGATAAATCAACAGTTTCATTAAAATTATTTCCCCATAATTTAATATCTATGTTTAAAGGAAATGAAAAAGTGTTTGTACTACTTTTTAAAACTAAAAAAGTATTTTTATTTTTTAATATTTTACTAAATCCTTCATTTGATGTGTTAAATGTTAAATTTAATAAATTATCATTAAAACTATAAGTTAAAGAATTTAATACAAATCTATATCCTAATTTATTAATAATTGTTGTAAAACTACCATCATTTATCCAAGATGTTATTACAGCACCATAATAATCTCTATTAATAATACTCCAATTATACAAATCCATTTCAACAATAGCATTAGAACCAACTGTTCTATTAGTAACTGCATTTGTTTCTCCAGACATTAGATTGTTTGAAGTTTGAGATATTACTTCATTAATTTGAGTTTGTGATGGAGTACATGTTTGACATATAGGAAAAAATCCTTCATCACCATATATATTTAAAAAAGCATCATTGAAATAACCCAATCTTGGTATATAAGTATTTCCATACATTTTTGTTTTAGCATATGGATATCTTAATTGTATAAAAATTGAAGAATCAAAATTATTTAAACAAGCATCTACAATTTCTTTTCTGTTGTTCCATTGAGTTTGAGTATATTGAGTATAATCTCCATTTCCAAACTCTGTTGAATTAGTGTAGTAATACTCTCCCCATCTACCAATAAAACCAACTTGAACTGATAAGATTACATCTTTATTAGCATTAATAACAGGTGCTAATTGTTGAATATGTTGTAATATTTGAGATTTAGTTGGTTGATAAGGACCTGTTTGAGATGTTGTGTAATACCCAAATCTAATAGTTGATTTAATACCTGAATTTCTCATAGTATTAAAATCTTGTTGCATCTTATCAAGATAAGATTGAGATATTGAACTATTAATAAATGATTCTAAATAAAAGCCTCTATATATGACTGTTATTTTATCTACCCCATTCCTATATCCAGATAAAGATGTACTATTTAATAATGAATAAGAAGAAGATGTTGTTTCTGTAAATTTATGAAATCCTCGTTCTGGATTAGCGATAATTTCATTAGAATTTTGATATGTAATTGTTTGTGCATTACATAACCAAAATAATAAAATGAAAAAAGTTAAGTATATTTTATTTTTCATGATTTTTAAAATAATTTATAAATTATTATTGCTATTATAGCCCCTATTATTCCACCATAACTACCCATGTTAATATCAGTACCATCATAAGGTGAATTATGGTATTTACCATAATACCATTCTCTGATAAAATTGACAAAAAAGGCTCCAAAACCACCAATAAAGATTTGGAAAAATAAACCAGTATTAGCTAAGTCTACATAATTCAACATAACTAATATAGTTGGAATTGTAATTAAAAAAGAATAAAACAAATGTTTATGGTAATTATTTTTAATAAACAATGGATTAAATATTTTCTTGATATCAAGAAAGTAATTTTTAATTTTTTTCCACATAATTTTACAAATAGTGCATTTAATCATAATATTAGAGAGTTTGCTTGTATATATATGTTATTTACTTGAGTGTCTGTAAGTCCTAAAGCTGTTTGAATAAAATAAACTGTAGAACTTTGTCTATCAATATTATTCCCATAGTTCCAAATGTAAATAGCAGCTGTTTTTTGAGGTTCTGGTAATTTATTCATGATTTCAATTATTGATTCTTCAAGACCCATTTGAGAAAGTATAAATCTCAATTTCCAAAGCGGAACTTCAGTTGGTGCGTTTGCTTCAATTTCTTCTTCTTCAGTAAATAA